TACTAGTACCTCTAGCAGCTAAAACTACATCTCCAAAGGTTGCAACCATAAGTATCTTTTCAGCAGAGCTTGATGTAAAAGGTACAATAGCCGATACATACTTAGAGAAGCCATTTATTCTTCTGTAACCACCATCAACAGCAGGTTCAAAGTTTCTTAGCTCTAATGCTTCACCGGGTTGCATCATAAAGGTAGATTTGTTTAATACTAATCCACCTTCACAGTTAAAGGCTGAAGGAGTTGTTTGAGACAGGTCTGCCATATTAATTAACTCTTAAATTTAATGTTGCACTATTACTAGCTCCACTAGATTGTGGTATATAAGTAGACCTGACATAGTCAAATCTATTAATAAGCAGTGTCTGCATATTTTTAATACCTTGTTCAAATCTTTGCATATTAAGTTGATACTGTTGAGTTTCACCCCTATACTGATATACAAATGCTGTAGCACCATCTATTATAACTGCAGCAAATCTATCAGGTACAGTTGTAGTATCTCCATGAGCAGACATATCTGTTGGAAAAGTATAGTAATCAAATTTAATTGTAATAGATTTATTAGGAAATGGATATAAGAGATAATTGTTATCAGGTGTCCTAACAACAAAATCAGGCACTCCACCACCATCAAACTGCGTTACGGTAATACCACTTGCTATTGTAGCCGCTGTAGTGCTATTAGCACCTCTAGTACATCCTGTAAATGTAGTACTAGAACCTATGGCTGTATAGGATATTTGTTCATTGCCTATAAATAGTGTACCTGAACTGTCAAATCCTGTAGTACTTGACACTGTTATAGTTGTTACACTATCTGTGTGTGTTGTACTAGTAGTTGTATTATTTATTTCATCTTCTTGAGTAATAAAATTATTTACGTAATCATTGTAGTTGAGTATTTTTAATCTGCCACCTGTAACAGCTAAGTCGGAATCTTTAATAACTTTAGCTTCTTCCCTTGAGGAAACCAAAAGTCGTCCATCTTCCAACACTTCCAGGACTTTAAAGCCCTCGTTATTTGTATCGCCAACTTTTACTTTGGACTTTTTCTTATCAGCTTTGATACTCCATGAAGTATCTTTTTCTTCTTTATCCGCCATGATTAAATTTCCCTTCCATTAACAGGACAGCATCATCTTCTAGCATAGGCGTTTTTCCTAGAAACTTATTATTCTCTGGGGTAGGCTCTACAATCCATCGAATTTCAGTATCACCATGACTACCCGCAGGCACTTCTCGTTTCTCTACAATTTTCCACAAACCGTTTTTAGACAGCATGCCTACTTCCAGTTTAGGAACGGATTTAAGCTCAGGCTTTTCTTCTTCCTTCTTAGGACGGCCCGGGCCTTTCTTTTCTTCACTCATTATCATCTTCCTCAGAAATTGGTTCTGGTGTATTAGTTTGTTGGTTGACTATAGAGTCCATAGTCATAGTGTCTAATCCACCCATAATTAAATCATCTTGGTTAATCTCATCTTGACCTTCTAGATCATCATAGTCAGAGTCGATAATATCGTTAGCTTTAGCCACTTCCAAGAATACGGATCGTGGAATAATGCCGGTTTGATACCACTCTGTAACCAGACGCAACCAATCAGCACCTAAAGGCGCAGGGTTAAGATCAGGAGTCAAGTTAAAGGTAATCTCTTCGATATCGTAATCGGTGTCATATTTCCAGTTTAGCATCCACATAAGAATTCGTCTCATTTGAGTAGATACTTTAAAACTGATGGAAGCAAGCAATGCAGACTGACCCGCATTACGGATCTCCAAAGCTACACCAGAATCTCTACCGCTGCCATTCTCAGCAGCCATCATTCTAATACCCAATCTTGCCATTTCATTGACAGAGTTTTGAATGATTTGTTCCATATCTCGAAGAGCTTTTGATGGTGTTTCGAGAGCCTTAACATCCTCTCCTGCACCAACCTTTAGCCAAGAGCCAAGGCCTCCATCCACAACCTCCTCAAACTGATCATCAGTCATGTCAGAGATTACAACAGGAGTATAAGTTGCTGAACCAAGCAATAAGTGGTTCCTTCGTGATACTTTGTTGTATAGCGCTACTTCCCTATCGATGAGCGGCATAAGAACCGGTTCATCTCCATCGATATTTCCGTTAAGAGGAACAGCAGGAATAAAATTTAATCTTTTTCCATTGGCTAGGATATTGTCATTTATGCCAATAAGCTCCCAACCTGAACCTCCTCCACGATGGAAGTCATTTTGTTCTTGACCATTGATAAACTGTACATCTACTGGCTTCTTTTTAATCTGGTATTTCTTAATTCTATAAAAACCCATTTCATCTAGTTCATGGACATGAACAGTCTCAATATAATCCGGATGATAAGGATTCTCAGCAAAGCTTTCTTCATAGCTTCTGATTATCATAAATTTAAGAACATGTTTTCCAGTTATGGGGTGTTTACCCATCTTCCAGTTAATAACAGATTCGGCCTGAATAAGGATAGGATAAGGTCTAATCTTATCTCTGTCTTCTTTTTCTAGTGCCTCGATATTAGGAACCACAGGATGGTCCACCATTACCCAAGCTCTAGAGGTATGAAGCTCCTCTGTAAGAGCATCATTAAGGAATGATAATAGAGAATTACCATTCGCAGTAAATTCGTTTTTAATCCAATCTAATGCACCTTCAGGTACACCGTCTGGTAAAATTACTTCAGGTTGTTTTCGAAGCATACCACCAATCAATACTTTAACATATTGAGAGGTAAGTCCAGGCAGTTCTGCTTCTGCTTTATAAAACTTATATTGAGATTCCGTCATAGACGGAGAGAAGGGCAATAAGATATTACTAAACCCTATTGCATCCAAGGTGTTATCCAGAGCCTTAGCGTGTGCTTGACCATTCAGGATGCCCCTAGATAACCTCCAAAGAGGCTTCAAGGACTCATACCTTGAATTAGGATCTCCAACCGTTTTACTACGGTTATTGGAGGTACCTGTACTATTTGTAGACATCTAAGCCTCCGTTAAAATGTGTATGATTGTCTTGATCTTTTCTTAGTCCCTGCTGTTACAGGGAACAAGAATTCTGAAGCGTATCTTACACCGTCTGAATGGTGTTCTACGCCTTCTGATTTATCGATCATAGCAGAATCTGGATTATTTTCTTTCCAGACAGTTCTTTCCATTGATCTAATAGTATTCTTACATCTTGGATGAAATAGCATTCGTACCTCACCAGCTGCTGTTTTAAGCATCCTGTTTACTGATGCAACAGAATCTACAATAGGTGGGTTCTTGTTTCTTGCCCTAGTCTCGAAGTTAAAGCTTTGCAGAATAGAGAAGTCAGTTCTTCCTACTGCTGCAGAAGACTTTCTGTTACGGCCTGTAGGGTCAGGATAACAAATAATCTTATGACCCTTATCTCCATATTGGGCTTTAAGCCTTTTACCTAAAGTTTCTGTATCGGGATGACCCATAAAGTCCTCTAAGAAGTGCATTTGACCTCCTCTCAATGCAAACAAAGAGGTGGCCATAATACCTACGTTGAAGTCAATACACGCATGAACATCTTCTCCCTCTTCAAAGTAGGGGATAGTATTCGTTACATGATCACGTCTATTAAAGTTATAGAACAGGTTGTTACCTGATTCATCAAAGGACGCTTCATATTCCCTCTTAAACTGGAGGGGATCCATTGTGTGTAAATCCCGCTCAATTTCTTCTGGATCAAGGTAGGGACTATCTTTGTATGTAAAATGGTAACTTCCCCATCGATCGTCGACGGATTCGTTATTGTATAAGTCATAAAAATAATCTTTACCTTTGGGCGTACTAATAATGAGGGATCGTCCTGGTGAAGGAGCACCTAATGCTCTCGCCCGTTCTGGTGACCATCTAGTAGCTACACAAGGCCTAATCACGGATTCCCATGACTCCCTAAATGAACTACCTGCCCCACCCCAAGAGGTTACCTCATCGAGCACAACAAAATATTGACCTGAGCCCCTGAGTCGTTCGGACGCTTCATAAGACCATAGTTTCAATATAACGTTATTAGGGAACCAGAATGTTCCTGAGTGCATACTACACTTATCTGCCCAATCTTCCATCCCAAATTGCCAAGCAATCATAGGAAAGTAAATATCTAAAGTTTGTTGGTAAGTAGGAGCAATGAGAGCCACATTCTTATTAGGAACATCTGCTGGCATATTAACTAAATCTTGTACTGCCAAACAAGCCGCTGCTCCTGCAAGATAACTCTTACCAAATCCCCGAGAAGCACAACAGACTGCATTCCTGATCCTCTTTTCTACAAAGAGATCATTAATGATCTGCGACTGGCCCGGGTGTAGAGTGATACTCATTTCATAAATCTCCTAAAGAGTAACTTGATCCTTCCTTTGAAAGATCTAGTATTCTCAATATCTTCTTTTAATCCGTAATAACCAAGATTAGTATATTCTTCTGTTGTATACCACAACCATTTCTTTGGATCAAAGCGTTTTGGAATCTCATTAGTACACTTGAGATGCTTCGTAGCTATCTCATAACCAATATATTGTCCGGGGAAGAACGCTTTATGCTTTCCATCAGAAAAATTATAGCATGAATCCTTGTCATAGAATTCTGAAAGGAGTTCTGATTCCTTTTCCTGACATTCTTGCCGACTGCCACGGAAGACAATTTCCCTCTTGAAATGCATCTTTGGATCAGAATAATCCCTCCAGAATTCCCAATTTCTACTAGAGCAGACATAGGAATCATCTTCGGATCCTTTATGATACCCAATGTATATCTTACCACTAGATTGGTTTGTAAGAATATATACAAAGGAAGTCTGCTTGTTGTCCATTTAACTCTCCATTACTTCTAACCACATTCTACACGCATCGCTCCTTTGGCAGTCTTTGAGGGTGAACTCAATGACTGGGATTGGTAGATTGTGTTTATTAATCTTTTCAACTAGCCAAGATAACCCCGAATTACAAGGTATATCCTTCTGTTTTAGGTCTCCATTAATTAGTAGTTTGGCGTTTACTCCTACGCGAGTAACTAACATCATTGCCTGTTCAACTGTCAGGTTCTGACATTCATCCGCTAGGATCCATGTGTCATCAAATGTTCTACCACGCATCAATTGCAATGGTACAATCTCAATATTCTTCCCTAAGTCACATTTAACCTTACCGTGTCCTACTCGTTGTGCGATGACATCTAGTACAGGCATTGCCCAAGGAATTGTTTTGTCGTCAAGATCACCGGGAAGGTGTCCTAACTCTTCACCTACGGGAACCATGGGTCTGGTAATGACAATTTTCCTTTTGGGAGAACGTGCATACCAGTCTGCCGCCAACCCTGCTGTAATGAATGTTTTTCCTGTTCCAGCAGAGCCCGTAGTGACTACTTGATCATAATATGAAATAGCATCTATAAGCTTTTCTTGGTTTAGAGTTTTCGCCTGAATTTGAGGCGCAGAAAACTGTTGTTGATATTGTTTCTTAGCTCTTTTACCCATTTATATGAGACCTTCGTTAGTTAACACAAAAGGCTCTTGAGGCTTACTCGTCCGCCCCAGAGGAGCCTGACTACCTGTAGGTTTTCTCAACCCACTTTGCAAACAAAAGAAGTTCCTCTTCTCCCGCTTGGCTTTTCATGGCATTAGCCAATCCAGATATGAATTGAATATTTCCACGAATATAACCCTTACTAGGATCAATCCTGTCTAATGTAGGACTTGATCTCCATCCTTCATTATCGGTGTAATTACCTACCTTGAGTTTAATACCAAGGATAGGGCATTTAAAATCGTAAGGGAGAATATCTACAAGATCTTGCATAGTAATATCAGCGGGTACTCCCTTCTTTTCTGCTCGTCTGATACAGTCTTTCTTAGTAGAGTTAAGCCACCTGCATAATGTAGTGTCATTTACAAGATCTTTAAAATGGTTCTCGCAACCAATGCATACTTTCCTTTTAGGATTGAAACGTTGGCATACGTTAGCGTCATTATGGCAGACATAGCAGCTAGTCATTTAGGCTATTCCTTGCTACACCTTTCATTTTCTCATAGGTCCTCATACCGCCCAGCCCTAAAAGACCAAGTAGGAGAGGCATCATCCCTGAGATATCAATAGTAGGAAATACAACAGGTACTCCTGCTAATGCACAGAGAAAAGTGAGCAGTGGACCTATGAGGAAGTTCATAGCGAATCCGATCCCACACACCCAAACAATAAAAGGACGTCCTCCAGAAACAAATAAGCTACTGTGTTTAGCCTCTTCTTTATTAATTTCTAGCTGTGCAAGCCTAATAGCCTGCTCATTAGCTGCTTCAAAGGTTTTAATCTTGAAAGCTAATTCATCTTTACTAATTTTTCCATCTTGCCATTGGCGGATAAGGTCACCAACCTCTCCAATGAGGTCTCCACCAAGGACACTTAATATTTTACTTAGCATATTATTTATCCTTAAAGGCTAGTGCAGCTCCCTTAAGCCTTCCTACAGCAATATTACATCTAGTCATTTCCTTATCAGAAACATGATCTGCTTCATGAGAAGCAAAAGAGCAATAGGTAACTGCAGTAGCATCTAGTCCTTTAATTTCTTCTGTAGATATATGAAATAAAGCAGCAGATTTAACACCTTCAGCCAGATATACCCTTTTAAGAGCACAATCTGGCATATCATCTACCTTAAATCTCATACTATTCTTGATAATAATTTCTTTAATCCTAGACCTATAATCATCATCCAATTCGAAGTGGACATAATTAATAGGTACTTGACCTCTTAATCTCATTTGCAGAATAGAGGAGGTCCACTGGGGGTTATATTTACCATTCCAAGCCCTAAATACTAAAAACCGATCAAGACTAGTATGTTGCAATATACCCCTAATATCTTCCTCGATATGATCCCATTCCTGTATAAATTCAGCAAAGTCTAAAGCCTTCCTACTAAAATCCATTTCTGCTTTAGCTTGAGATAACATAATATTTTGTTGTCGTATTTTTCTTTGCCCTAATAAGGCAGTAATACAGACACCCAAAAAGGTAATACCAGCCACAATAATAGCTGTCCAATCCAGTCCTAACATTAGTGTTCCCCTTAGGGATAAGTTGTTTAGGTTTAGTTAATAACATCAACTAGCCTCTTCCTATAGGATTCCTTAGTAAGCTTCCGCTAAGGGGTTCCTATAGGGTCATTAATGATATACCGGGGTCTATTTTCTATAGGGTGATCAATTCATTCCCGGCAGTTTTTAGTTCTTTAATG